GCGATCGCGCGCTGGCGCTCAAGTGGCAATGGTGGTTCACCAGCACGGCGCCCCAGTGCATTAGCCTGCCCCTGAGTGAGACGCCCAGCCCGAACGAAGTTAGCCAGTCCGCTGACACTGTAGTTGAAATTCTCCTGCAACCTGGTGAAGCCCCCAGACTCATGCCCGACTTGAGCAATAAACATTGCCTGATCTTCTGCTTTGCTGATACCAAACTCTTTCATCGCAGAAGTTATATGCGAGAACCAGCGTGCGGCCAGTGCCTCGCTGATACCAGCAGCTCGCTGGAATTGTTTAATCTCCATGTTTAGACCTCGATACTTTAAAAATTTGAACGACGTTACCGCGCGTTTTAATAACCGCAGCCAGCATGACAGCGTTGATAATGACCTCAGATAAATCCACAGCCATTGGCGTACGTAACCAGATTGCATAGGCGACTCGAACAGGAATACTGGCCGCAGCAACAATCAGGAAATAAGCAAGCCATCCTCCCCACCTTCGATGTTGAGAGCCGTTACGCCGGAATGTGACAACGCGAATTGCTATGCCAGTGCAAATAACTGCATTAGTGATAAGCAAAAAAAACTCATGCGTTACCATCGTCTTTTCTCCCCGGAATTAACTCGCGTGGATTATCGGAACGGTGATAGAGCCATATACCAATACGCACAGCGACAATTGCTGACACGAATGCGCCTGCAGAGAAAACAATCCCTTTTTCAAAAGAGTCCTGCGTGATGGTAGGGATCAGGCTGGCTATGCCGATAAGAATTGATGCTGCTGGTTTGTAAAAGAGAAGGCCGCAAAGAAAGCTGAGCATCGACAGGAGCACCCGGCGACGAATAGGATACTCTACCGCAGAGGTAACAAAAATTACCGCCCCAGCCAAAGCCCCCAAAGCAACCTCAGGAGGAACTCCTGCTATCACCGCCGCCAGAGAACTCATGCTAAGCCACTGATTTAAAGTTTCACTGGTTAGTTGAGCTGACATGTTTTCCACCGTTTATATGCATAACTACCTCCTGAATAGTAAAGGCATTACGCATGATAAACCATTTATGGTTTTTTGTTACCCATGCATTGTCAATCCCCTTCCTTTCATGTCGATAATAAGGCTTGCCTTTTACATAACTCTGAAGAGATTGCAGTACAGAAATGATTCAAAATATAGAGGATTAGTTGAATTCCGCACCATCAAATGGCGCGGTAGCAGTCAAATAGAGAAATAAACACAAAAACAAACAGTAACAGGAACAACAAAGTCAAACAGGCTTCCAACATCCCATACGCGCGGATCAAAACCTCCCCACCACGGCATGTTGATACGTTTCCCTTTCCCAAACTTTTCTATCCAGCGATATTCTGCCTGGGTGTGTTCACGCGCAATGAAGAACGTACAACCGGCTATCGCACCGTAAGCCCAGTTTCCGGTAAAAAGACCGACCAGAACTTGTGCGACAACAGCGCAAAGTGCGTGAAGAATTGGTGTTATATCAACTTCTATATTCATCATAAATAACTCATTCCATTTTCACAAATAAGCCGCCAACAAGAAGACGGCATTAACATTAAAATAATTATATATGATGCTATTCCTCAATACCTAACCTGCTTGAAACCTCCGGCATAACAGTAACCTGAAGGGTTTTTGATGAATCTGTGTTTTTAATTGCTATGCTGATATTGTCAGAAGTGCTGTTATTGTTTGACACTGTTATAGAGTTTGCATCCACCCCGAGTTTCGAATAAGCATCAGCAAAACTAAGACCAACACTTCCACCAACAACTCTATATGAACCATCAATTCTGAATGACGATATATTGTTATTGCTAACATCTCTAATTAGAATCCATATAGAAACACCCCTGAAAACAAGGCTTGCCACTGATGGTATTTGAAGTGATACAGTTCCTGTGGAACCGGGGGGGATACTGCCAGTATATTTAGTTCCGTGCAGATATTTCCCCGGTAGATCTAAATACGATGTGTCTGGCTGTAATAAATTATGTATATGTCTGCTATCTATGCTTCCAGACAGAACCATAGAATCATTGCCATATTCAATTATCCTTCCACCATCGTTACTTATTGTAAGTAATCCTTTGTTTCCTTTATTGTTTCTAACAGTTATATCAGAAGAATCCAGGCGGACAATTGATATATTTTTTTCTGATCCATGACAATAATTTGATGAAATTTCACCTGTAACAAGTGACGTACATAAAATGTCTGAACTTCCATCACTGTCGCCAGTAATAGTGTTGCAGGAAATTAATGCACCATATACCAGACCTGTTGGAGATTCTCCAAATTGCTCTATAGTAATCCGTTTTGTGGTATTTGCTGATATGGTTATATTATGAACATCGTCAGTTTGCGATGTTACTTTGATCCTTGATGAAACTGTATTTCCAGAAATAGTAACATTACTTGTATCATCCACCCATAAATATGACGAAAACGTATTACCTGATATGACTGAGTTACTCACCATTGAGTTCTCAAGCTCACATGAACCATAGCTATTGTTATGGTCATAATTTCCTATAATCCTTACAAATCCATTCTGGTTAATGAAGTTGTATGATGTTGCATTTTGTCCGCCATAAGTTGAGTTATGTGATGTTTCAGCATTTGTAACGCCTATATGTTGAAAATGACCGGCATTTACAGAATCAGGAGCAACTGATGTACACCCTATTACTTTTGTGTTTTTGACAATTCTTGAATTAGGGTCATTCTCCAAATAATAGTTTTTTGCAACAAATGCCGTAGAGTAAAAGAAACCTTCAAATCTATTAAATAAAATCTGAATATCGTCATAATCTCTTTGGTCTTCATTTGCATAGCAATAAAATGCTCTTGAAGACTCGGAGTAATCCTTGCATTTCTGAACGCCAGATAAAAGTGATCGGATTCTGCTAGATTTTATTCTAAATCCGTTGTGAATTAACGGTGCATCACCAACTAATGTTATTGGCTTAAACAATTCAACCTTATCAAAAACAAATTCACCACCATAAAATCCAAGTATAGCCCCTTCTGGTACTGCATTAATAGCATTTTGAATTGCTACAGTATCATCTGTTATGCCGTCTCCTTTTGCACCAAAATCACGAACACTAATGGTGTCTCTCATCTTATCCTGGAACGTTCGGTATACTGCCCCAGAACCATACTGAATAAACCAACCAAAACCACCAACAACTCCGGCGATTGCAGCATCGACATAATTACGCATTGAGCGATTATTTACAGCGTCCTGCTCGAGTGATGGATCTGCAAGGTTAGAAATTCTGTTTTGCTTTGCATCGTAATATTTTGCAAGCAAAGATGGTTTCATCAATGCACGTCTGAACCACCCAAAACATTGCTGGATCAGCATCGTCAGGTAGTCAAAGGCATCTTCATGCACTTCGGGGAAAAATTTCCCCTGATTGCGAAGGTCTGTCTCCTGCACTACATCAAGCACACGATCTATCGTAATTCGCCAGCCAGCAGCAAGCGGAGACGGAAGAACCACTGAACCGCCACTATAAGTGCCCGCCCCAGTTACCGTATAGCCGGTATCCAGAACCAATTCTGTTACGTTCCCGTTCAGGTCAGACACCTGAACAACCAGGTCTGATTTTCTGAAAATTCGAAAAGTATACGGAAACGATGTCGTAACGCCGTTACCGGTGTATTCGTTGTGGTCAACTTCGGTTGAGACCGTCATGTTAAATCTCCAGATAGTCGCAGCACCCGTTGCGCCGCATATCTGGTTATTCTATTACCTGGAAAACCACATATGGATAGAAAGGCTGTAAATACGAATAGATATTACCTTTCAGGTAATTTGCAAAACGTGCTGGATAGCAAACAAATTATTTACTACTGTATAAATATACAGTTATTGCATGGAGAAGATAAGATGCAGCAGTATCACTATCCACTGGAAGACGGATTTACCGAAAGGATTCACACGCCGGGAGGCGTCAGGTCACTGGTGGAGGGATCGCACTTGATGAAATTACTCCGGGATCTCGATAAGGATGGATTTAATGTCGATGGCCCACTTGCCGAACTGACTGCACTGATTAACTACGTCACCAGCTCACAGATGTCTATGCAGGATCTGCAAACACATCTCGACTATTGTGCCGAACAATTACGAAAACAAACCCGGTAAATTTAAAGGCCGCAAGAGCGGCCTATCGTTTCGCTTTGTGCTCGTCCCAGCACGTTTTGCACCATGCCATTAAGCCGTCCGCATTTTGATTATTAGGGTAAAAGCTGGTCCGTTTTCTGCGGACATTACAAATTGGGCACCACTTCATATGGCGTGTATTCTTTGGGCCATCGAGACACCTTGCACACCACTTAGTCAATCCATCTGGATTTTTTGACGATTTCCGGAATTTGTCATATGGAAGGTTTATTCTGCATCGCAAACACTGCTTGCGGCCACTTGAAACTCTGTTAGCTGATTCTTCTTTTGGCGGCGATACAGAAGGTATTCTTGCTGGCTCTGATACTGCCTGAGGTGCTTTTTTAGATGACTGAGACGATATGTCATCACCAGGGAATCTTCCATGATATGCCGGACGCATTGATACTCCAGGTGGAAGCTCAGCTGTAAACGGCTTTGGCTGAATCAGTTGCCTCTCTTTTGCTAACTCCTGCTGTTTACAATATGTCTGGATTACCGCACTATCATAAGCAGGAGGTGCGGAAATATTAGGCGCATTACCTCCAGTTTTTTGAAACTGAGTAGAGGTGTGTTCTATCACCTGTGTACGATTAATCGTTATCTCCCCATCTTCGGTCTTTATCGTTTTGTTATGATTAACGACCGTACGATCAGAGATCTTAGTCTTGTTCTGGTTGATAACGTAAATAATCACCGCAACCACACCAACAACTATCCAGAAAACTTCCATTGCTTTTCCTCACAATAACATTACCTTAAAGGTAATATCTTGCTTTCAGGTGATCAAGCGTTAAACGCCACCAACCAAATACGGTTGATTTTGATATTTCTCCGCGTTTATCATTACCTTTGCGGTAAATTTACATCGCACTCCTCTTGTGCCATAGTAATCGGGCACTGGCAAAATCCAGTGCCGGGATTGGTCTCCCGGATTACTACAGAGGCACATATGCCGCATAAGCGGTTTTTTTATGTGTAAAGCGCACCTATTCTATGGTGGGCTGTGTGGGGGCACCGAAAGGTGCGCCGGGTTCCTTTGTAGCCGGTAAGACCAACTCTGCACAGTTCACCACCATCTGATTGGTCTCAGCGGTGGTGATTAACCTAACTACAAAGGTGATCGCCATGAATACCAAACCTTCCATCTTTTCCTTTGAGTCATCCTGCCAGATCCGTATGTTCATGATTGACGGAGAACCTTGGTTTGTCACCAAAGATGTGTGCAATGCTTTGAATATTGATGTTACACAAGCGAGAAAACTTGATAAAAAAGGCTGGAACAAAAAGGGGCTGTATTCAATACAGACCCCTGGTGGAATACAAGAACTATCCATCGTTTCAGAATCAGGTCTCTACATCCTTATTCTGCGTTGCAAAGAGGCAATGACTGAGGGAACGAGAGCATTCAGATTTCTTGAATGGGTTACAGGTGAGGTTCTTCCTCAGATCCGCCGCACCGGAAGTTACATTAAAAACTCGCTCCCGCAGGAAGAACGCATAAAGATGGTTGCCGACCAGGTAGCCAACGCCACGGCGTCAGCAGTAATGCAGGCGATGAAGATAGAGAACAAAACCTACAGTGCCCCACTGAAGCCCGGCTACCGTAGCCTGATTCATTCGCCGTCTGGTGTTCTCGGCCTGACGGAGAACTCACTGCTGATGAATCTGCTGAACCAGTTACAGGACGACGGGCACGACGTATCGGGCGCGGCGGCGGAGCTGACCACCATGTTCTGCTACATCGTCGGTGTGAGCAAATGCCTGCGTGATATCCAGACGCACGCGGAATACATCAACGACAAGGCAGGGTTCTTCTGACAGAACGGCGGCACAGGGACGTGCAAAACGAAACTAGCGTGACATGTCACAGGCCGCTTTCGCGGCCTTGTTTTTAACGAATGCCACCGCCGCCCGGACGGGAGTCCGCAGAACGCCCACCGCAGCGGGAGCCGTCAGCAGCAGTGTCGCTGTCGTGCTGACAACGACCGGCAAAGGCCTGAGTTGAAGCTACCAGAGACAACAAAACGAACAGTGCAGCAAATGCTTTTTTCATTGTGAAATTTCCATCTATAAGCCACCTCAATGTGGCGTCAATGAGTGTAGCACTGACTTTTGTTTCGTCCACAAAAAAGCCCGCGCTGCGGGCTTCTATTAATGCAGTTTATCTTTGCTTATAACCAGTAGTCTGTGGGTATGCACATCTTTATCACTGCCCCAACAGAAATCAGCCCACTGGCTATAGAAATCATCCCATGATGTCATGAAGCTAAGAGGTCTATCTTCTTCAGAGCCATCTGAAACGTATACATTATATCCCGGGGTGTTTATAGCCCAAGAAATCATTCTTTCCCAGAATCTTCTCCCATCGATTGTTTGTTGCTCATCAGATACAACGATCGCATATTGCTCTAGGAAGAACTGAAAAAAAATCTGAGGCAAACCATGAACAGCACGGTCATGAATAACATTAGGCGTACGCCATACCATGATCTGCGTACATGTTCTTTTGGCTTCGACGATATCTTCCCGAAAGATTAACTTAACCGCATACACCGTTTCTGGAGTATCGCTGGTAGTAATCATTCTGTAATGATCGCCATTACAAGATTTTACAAGGCGATAACCATAAGGTGTTGTGAATCCCGGAAGAACGAAATCAACCACACCTTTCGCTAAGTAGCTTTCGGTGTGACTAGTGTTCTTCTCAGACATGTTCAGTTTTCTATCGAAATCTGCTTCTGGGATAATGTATGGCATCGCTTTTCTTGTTGTATTTGTTCTCATTTCGTCCTCCCATGTTTGGCTACAGGACGCGTTTTGAAGGGAAGATTAAAAATGCTTTCTTACCCTTGAGGTAATAGTACGCTATTCACCCCCAGTCTGCAATCTGTACAGAATTATTTAAAGGCACGTCCCTGTGCCGCCGCCGTCAGAAGAACCCTGCCTTGTCGTTGATGTACTCCGCGTGGGTCTGGATATCACGCAGGC